GTTCGGAGTTATAATTATGAATATTCAATCTGTTAAAAAGAATGTTTTAGATGGTGAGCTTGTAAGCTATCAAGTAACTCAACAAGATAGTAATCTTGTTTTATCTGTTCCACTATCTTCTGACAACACAGACTACCAAGCAATCCTTGAATGGGTAGCTGAAGGCAACACAATAGCAGAAGCAGATTAAGGATGAAAATGAGTATGCAACCTGAACTAAAAGTACAACTAGAATTAGATGCACACGAAAAAGAATGTGCCATCCGTTATCAAGCAGTCAATGATAAACTAGAAGCACTAGACAAAAGAATGTGGCGAATAGAAGCTATGTCTATGGTGGGAACTTTAGGTGTGGTAGCTTTGGTAGTCGCAATAGTAATGAAGTAAGGATAGAGTATGGCAATAGCTTCAACAATAAAAACTGACAAAGATTTAACAGATGAGATAGGCAGACTTGCTGGAGGACAACAAGGAAATGTTCCCGAAGTAGATGCTGTAAAGCAGACTATAACAACTAATGATAAGACATTAGACACAACAACAGGTAAAGTGCTAGGAACTGATCCTACTGCCGCAACAGAAAAAGCTTCTACCACTGGTCTTACTGTAACTGCTCCAACAGCAGGAAGTGCTGATCTAGGTCAGGTAGCCTCTACTACAAATATAGGCGACACGGGTACAGCAACAGCAGCACAAATTACTCCTGCAGGTGACTATGTAGATATGACAGGAGTTGAAGGGCAAGTAAGTTCAGGTTCTCTTGCTACTGCCGCCACTCAAGAATTAGACCAAAAGGCAACAACTAAATATCAACTAGAACAACTACTGTCTAGTGTAGAAGATGGAACAGAAATGCCAGCGTGGGCATCCCCTGCAGTCAGAAAAGTTGGTGCAATCATGCAGGCTAGAGGTCTTGGTGCATCCAGTATGGCTTCTGCGGCTATAACCCAAGCTGTCATGGAATCAGGGGTTGTTATTGCACAACAAGATGCGAACAAATACGCTACGATCCAGTTGCAAAACTTAAACAACCAACAACAAACTGCTTTATCAAATGCTGCTACCTATGCGTCAATGGACAGAGCAAACTTATCTGCAAGATTACAAGGAGCAGTGACTAATGCTCAAGCTCTATTATCTGTAGATACAAAAAATTTAGATGCAAGACAGCAGTCAGGTACAATTACTTATAATGCCATGACTCAAAAGTTATTTAAGGATGCAGCAGAAGACAATGCAAGAAAACAGTTTAACGCTAAGAACGAGCTACAAGTTGATGAGTTCTTTGCTGAACTAGAAGCACAAGTTGAGACAGCGAATAAGAATCGTGTATCAGCTATGAATCAATTTAACGCTGGCGAAGCAAATGCACAAAATCAATTTAACGCTACGGTTGCAGACGCTAGAGATAAGTTCAATGCCAACATGCAATTTGCAGTAGATCAGTCCAACGTAAATTGGAGAAGGCAAGTTAACACAGCCAATACAGCCACCCAAAATGAAACTAACAGAATTAATGCACAAAATTTATATAATGCAAATCAAAATGCACTTAACAATCTGTGGCAAAGATACAGAGATAACGCATCTTGGAACTTTCAAAAGGGAGAATCTTTGTTGCAAAGACAACACGAGGTTGGTATAATGGCTATGGAGTTTGCAAATTCTAAAGAACTTTATTCTAAAGAACAAAAAGATAAATTTGCATCTGGCGTAGGCAATTGGATTGCACAATGGATGAATAATTCTGGTGCTGCAAAAACTACCACATAAAATAGAGGTTAAGTAATATGTTTGATTTGTTAAAGACGGCAGCTCTTTGGGTTGCAGATTATGTTATGGATGATGATCCGTCAGACCCTAAATACAGCGACTTTGCTCCATCTAAGAAATCATCAAAAAGTTCTTCGTTTCTTGATTTTGATTTTCTAAAAAGTGGTGCTAAAGCGTATGTGGATATGTCTGATAAAAGTAAGAAAGCTCCATTTCAACCTACCCCTATTCCTAGACCTCGTTCAATAGGTCAATTAACAAGAGGTAATCCTTCTAAAAACTACAGGGCCCCTGACCCAATAAGAACAGGGTATCAAAATGCAGACATGAGATCAGCCATGAGAGCATTAGCAAATCCTGCTAACAGACAAGTAGCACAACTTATACCCTACAATATGATTCAACCTAAAGGTAAATCAAAAGCTACTATAGCAGTGGGAGCTACAACTTTAGGAAACAAAATAACATGATTGAAAAACCACAGCCACAAGCAGGTAGTATGGAAGCAATAGACGATTTTGCTGCTGCTCCTCCCGGACACTCACTAACAGAGGACAATTCTAAATGGGCATGGGGTAGACCACCTCAAATGGTTGATCCTGAACAAGTTCTACAAGATGCTATTGACTCTCTAAAAGACGGTAAAACTCAACTTGAAATGGTTAAACTACTTATGGTAGGAGCATCAGTAGAGATGCTTGTAGAGGGGTATTTGTTTCAAGGATTTCAAGATGGTAAATTTACACCTGACGTTGGTTTACTTATTAAAGCACCTTTGTCTTTTTACATAGCCAGTATAGCTGAAGAAGGGAATATACCTTACAGATTTTTTGAGAACTCAGATGCTCTTGAACAAGGTGTTATGGATGATGATACATTTATGCAAATGATGAAAGATAACAATCCTAAGATGTTTGATTACATAAGAGAATCTGTAAACGAAGGAATTAGAGCTGGTAAAAATTTAAAGAAGCCAGACGAAAGTTTTATGGATTTAGATGAAGGAGATCAAGAATAATGTTAATGAGTTTAATAGGTGGTTTTCTTAACGCTGACGCTGAAAATATGAAAGAAACTAGGGCGTATAAGCAGAAACAACAAGAGAAAAAAGATTTGTTACAACAAGAGTTAGATAAAGAAGAAAGAGCATGGCTTAGAGAAATAAAAAAAACAAATTATAATAACTATAATACTCAATATAATAACATGCAAAAAGAGATAATGTCTGGTAATATATCCACCGTAAAAGGATTAGGCATACTCAACCAAGCAAACCAACAGAGTATTTTGAAAAGTGGAAAACCTGTGTTTGCTTTAAACAGTCTTATAAAACCAATAAAAAAAGCTGAAGAAGGACACCAAACTATAGCTGGATTTAAAATGTATAGTTTGTTTGGTAAAGGTAAAAACAACACTTGGGAATCTGCTAGAGCAATGGTAGGAGATTTTGATAGAATAGGAAATGACCCAGATTTTTTAAAAAAGTTTAATGCTGCTCCTGATGAAGAAAGAGAAAAATTAATACAATTTTTTAAAGGTTCTCACTTAGCTTATACAAGTCAATATGATAAAAATACAAAAAAAACAAGTGCTGATTTAGGGGTTACTCAATCATTTCCTAATTTAGAAGTATTAGAAGATGGTAGTAACAAAGGATTTAATTTAGTTAGAAATACTATTTTAAATTCTAACCCTTCTGACAAGTCAATAAATGATATTACATTTAATAATATAGCTAAAGCTTACAATGGAGAAGAAGAACTTAATGTTGCATTTAGTATTACAGAAGGGAGTGAAGTAACTGGACACTATATAAGTGGCATGAGTGAGCAAGGAAAAGTTAATCTGGCTAAACTATCTAAAAATTTAAAAGTAAAAGACTCGGTTAAAACAGGTGTTGCTTTTCAAAAGTTTTTAGGTCCTATTCCTAATTACGGAACAAAGAAATTAATACCTGTATTTCAAGCGTCAGTTGCATACGCTAGCATAGATGGTATTGATGGGTTAGACCCAGATGCAAATAACCTGTATAGCATGAGTCCTAAAGATGCTGTAGATTTATATAGAAAAATACACAAAAATAAAAACGTAAAAAACCAAAGAGAAGTTGTGTTAGCTATGGCCCCTTACATGAATGTATCAGGCGTAGCTATTTCAGGAACAGTATCAACAGGAGCAGGCGATGCACCAACTCAACAGACAGCACAAAGCTATGCTGAACGAGCAAATGGTGGTACAAAACTTAAAGACATATTAACTCAACATAATGATAGTAAAGTTGTTGTAGCTGGGATAGATCAAGTTGCTGGTTTAATAGCTGCTAATAATAAAACAGGTGCTTTCAACACGCTTTACAAAAATGTAGTGGGTACTTTGAGTTTAAAAGAAGGTTTTTTAGGTGACCTATTAACTGCTGATACCAAAATACTTGCAAGTGGTTTAAATGCTACCTATGAAATGGAAGATGGAACAAAAAAGATAGGTGTTACATCTGACTTTATAGAGAAATATCAAAAGGGAATAACTAATTCACCAGATCAACTTACTGCACAACTAGAAGCTTTAAGAATAACTCTCGCTTTTAAAATGGCTCGTGCTGCTGATCCCAGTGGAAGATTATCTAACCAAGACATTGAATTGCAGTTACAAAAACTTGGTGGAGGATTTACTACTCCTGCACAAGCACTAACTAAATTACGAGTTGTCAGGGAAGAATTTCAAGCACAAGTAGATGCTACCGAAGTGTATGCACAGTATGGAAGAAGTCCGGGGTTTCTTACTAACAGTCAAGTAAAACAATTTGATGCTGCAATTGTAGCACAACACATAAGAAAAACAGCTTTTGCTTACAAAGGTGAAGGACAATTATTATCTGAACAAAGTACACCTGAAATAGACCCAGCTAATATGATTGTATCTCAAGGGTTTAAAGGAGTATATCATGTCAGAGGTAAACTAGGATACTTTACAAAAAACAACGCTGGTGGGTTTACACCAATTGCAAACGATAAATTAGAATCATACAGAGAATAGGGAATATACATGGCTGATCCAGTTGTACTAGAAAAACCTGTAGTTAAAGAAGACGAAGATAAAAAACAACCACCCGTTGTTAAACCTGCTGTATCTATAAATGATAAGACTGTTGAGAAAAAAGAAGACAGTAGCGTTATAGAAACTATCAAAGAAGGTGCAAGTAAAGTAGGAAAAGCAATAGATACTGGTCTTACTAAACTTGGTGAGTCTGTTAGGTATATGGAAGATGTACAAAACCTTACAGCAGTTGCTCCTATATTTGGAGTTGAAATTGCACAAACACAGATTCCCGGAGGTATTGCACAAAAACAAACTACAATTAGTCCTGATGCACAAGCACAAATTTCTAAAAAGGAAAACATAGATTCTCTTAGTCTTGAAGAATTTAAAGCTGGCGTAAGGGATGGTACAATTACAAGCTATGCAGGAGAATACTTTCAACCTGACTATGCTGACGGAACTGATATAGTTGACTTCTACAATGTAAATATTGCAGGTAAAGAACAGGAAGTAACAACTTCTTCGGGTGAAAAAATAGTAGGATCAACGGAATCCTCAAGTCCATATTCTATAGTTAACACGAAGGGCGAAAGAGAATTTACTCCTACCACTAAAAATGTAGAAGAAATGACAAAACAAGAACTTGTATTCTCTGCAAAAGCAAAAATTGCAGACTTAGTACAAGGTCAGATAAGTCAACGTGCAGGGTTTCAAAATGTAGATAAGTTAGGTACAACTAGAATTGAAAATATACTTATCCAAAGAATATCCACAAATAAATTTATGCCTGTTCTTAAAGATAGATTAAAAGAAGTTGGTAGAGGTACAATATTAGAAGGCTCTGTATTCTTAGGAGCTTATCTAGACCCTACAAGTGATGGTAATATTTTTACTGATGTACTAGCGTTAAGGAATCAAGGAGCTACATTTTCTGAAGCTTTTGCCATGACCGAAAAAGATAGACAAAGAAAAATAAACCAAATTCGTACTGACATGAATAAGTTTGGAATAAGGCAACTATCTGATAGCATCAATTCAATGGTAAGAAACACGCTTAAAGAACAGATGGATAATGGGGATATATCCCCTGAACGTTTTAAACAACTAACAGAGAGAACCACAGAAGATGGTGTAACTTTACCTTTAAGTTATGTTACTGAAGAAACTGCCCAAAACATGTTGGAGGTTGGTTTTAAATCTCTGAGTATGCCAGAACAATTTGCTGCAGTTCAGGTTGAAACTTTTGGTGGTATGTTAAGTGCAGGAGCTATGGCATCTGCTACAACAAAAACAGCAGGTAAATCTTTAATAAAAAACATAAAAGATAAAATGGACAAGACTCCATCTTTAAAAAAGTTTGGAGTTGCTGGAGCCGCCTACCATTTAAAAACTACAGGAGCAATGAAAAATATAAATTTAAATGCAGTTAGAAATGCATTGCACCAAGAAAAAAGCGATAGATATTTTTCAAGACTTGATAATAGCATAGAGAATAATAGAACTAAATTATCTCAGATGGCACTGAGAGGTGAAGTAGGAAACACAGAATTTAATATACTACGTAATCAAACAGAGAAACTTGTAACACGTAGGTTTAAAGAAAAGGTTATAAGTGGTCTTGGGGTATTTGCTGGGTCACCTATAATAAAAGCTAATATTAAAGAATCATTCCCTTTAGCTATTGCTCAATACTACGGTGGTATGGCATTTCAAGCAACAGGTATACCTTTTGTAGATTCAGAAGTTGATCAGTTTGGTGGTGAAGCTCTCGGTGCATTGACCTACATTATGGGAGGTAGTTACGTTGTAAAAGGTACGGGATCATTTTTAGGTAGAACAGCTAAGTCTGTACTTAGCAATCCTATAGATGGTGCAGTACGTAAGGGTCAAAGTTTTGGAAAGTTTTTAGAAACTAATCGGGTTACAACGGGATTTTTAAATTTAATAAATAAAAAATTAGGAAGAACTTACGGTGGAGCTTTTGGTGCTAGTGAGAAAGCACCCATAGGTGCAAGAGGTTTGTTTAGTAATCGTACTTTGGAAGAATATGATACATCTTTAATAAATGAAAGAGGGTATGGTTTAACAAGGCAAGAAAGAACAAATGTAAACTATGTTCTTGAACTTGCAAGTGTTATGGATGACAAACATTTAATCCGAACTTTAGATACAATAACAAACATATCAACTATGGAAACTAAATTTATAAATTCTTTTTCTCCTGAATTTCAAGATGAAGCTAGAGAATTATACAGAACAGGATTTAGCACACAAAGTAGAATTAGTGGGTTAGAAGCTGCAGGAGCTTTAGCATCAAATAAACTTAACTTAAGAAAACTAGCTAACTCAAAAAACATAAATACAATTATGGACATTGAAGAAGAGAATAAAAAACTTGTTCGACAAAACATGTTAGCTATTAAAGGTCTTAGAGATAAAATGACTAAAAGTGGTGTTAACTTAGAAACCACTACTGGTGCTACAGGGTTGTTAGATGCTATGGATCAAGCTCAAATTAAATTTATGCAACGTATAGATAACAATCAAATACGTATGTTAAACAGTATTAGAAAAGCAAAGCAAATATACTTTGATGATCCCACTATTAATATTCCAGATGAGATGCACGGAGATATTTCCGATATTGAAAATCGTATAATAGAATCTTTAAGTCCTGAACTACAGAAAATAGTTGGAGAAGAGATTGTTGAAATAGGAAGGCAAGCTGAAGTTGTCTTTGAAAAAGCCATAGACGTAAATCAATCTTTAATAACACGAGCAAATAATTTAAAATCAATTCCTGCAGATAGTGCAAAATATCTAGAAGGTGCTGGTCTTTTAGTAGAAGAGTTTGCAACTTCTAAACTAGTAGGTAAAAGAAAATTTGCAGCGAGAGGATTTAAAGATATAAGCAAATTAGCTGAGAAAGATAAAAAATTTATTAACATGACTAGTGCTGTTGACGCTATGGCTAAGATGAATACAGAGATGTCAGATATAAATAAATTATTTTCTGCAGAGGGGTTATTCTTTTCTGGTTCACTAGGTAGAAGAAGTAGAATAGTTATGTCTAGAATGGCTAAAAGAGCTATGGACAATATACCTGACGATGTAAGGGCAGACTTAGAGAGTTTAGCTAGTCTAAGACAGATAGAAGGTCCCGATGGTAAACTTATAGCAAATCCTGATTTTATAAGTGAACAGCCTACTGCGTTTGACATAGCTTTACACTATGCTAAAAAATATGAAGACGGAAATATTCCAATGGAAGATAGAAAGTTTACTCCTTTCTTAGCCACTCCGGGAGAACTAAATACAATGCACTCTGCTTTTGTTGAACATGCTTACAAAATAGGTAACGAAACTTTGGCTGCACAATATGTTTCCTACGGGGAAAAACTAGACAATCTAGTTAAAAACCAAGCTGGGGAATACTACAGTCAATACAAAGAAGCTAAACAAATGTACCAAAATGATTGGTTTGATAGAATAAGAGTTGGAGTTTTAAAAGACTTACTAAAAGCAAAGCGAGGACCTCAAAGAGCATCAACTAAAATTTCAGAAGAACGTGTTGCAAAATACGCTGGCATAGAGGATATTACTTTAGATGATGAAGGATTGGGAATATTAACAAATCAAACTGGGTTTAGATTTGCGTGGGAAAACAAAGACCCTTTAACTGTATTTAACCCTATCATAAATAATTTAGATAAGGCTTTAAAAGGAGACATAGTAGCACAGGGATCAGTGAAGAAAGCGTTTGAAGATATAGCCTATAACTTTGGAGACAGAATAGCAGGCAAACCCGGATTCGATTTAACTACTCCTGAAGGTAGCAAGAATTTTGAATTGGCATCAAAGATTGTATCTACAGTTATGAGAGCTAAATTTGCTAGTAAAGTAACAGGCGACATTGATAAACTTAATTTAAATGTTAGATCAAAAGCTATGTTACAAAAAGAAACAGGGGGGTATGACTTTTCAGTATACCCTGATTTAGATATACTAAATGATAAGTTTAAATTTACTGTTAGAGAATTTGATGACAAAGGCAAGATAGTTGTTAGGGAAAAGAACGTATTAGATTTGGGTGACATTCTTGCTGAACAAAAAGATATTGTGACACAGATGAATAAGTATCCACCTTTGCAGAAAAAGTACCAACAACTTGTAAAAGAGTTTGATGATCAAAAAGATATATTAGCTAGAAAAGGTAAAACTGAAGATAAGATAGAACAGTTTATATTTAAACAAGTTGAAGACGTAAGTAACATGAAGGGCGATCCAGTTAGATTTTATGATGAGTATGTTACAAGAGGAACTCCTGATAAGTTGCAAAAGTTAAAAGATAAGTTAATGAAAGAATTAACAACAGATGCCGATGGAGTAACAGCAACTAATCCGAATGAGTTAAAAGTATTTGAAAAAAATGTAAATGACGGAATAGCTAACCTTATAGCAAGAGGTTCTATGGAAAACGCTGGAATTAAAAATGTTGGGGGTTTATCTGACGGAAGAGATTTAACTTTTATGGATATAGATGATTATATGGATCAAGGCGTTATGGGGAAATACAAACAAGATGAAAGTATAGCTCTTAAAGTAACATCAGGAGTTGGTCTTACAAAGCCTGCCCTCAGCGGAGGTTACATAACTACAAAATTTGTACAAAGTCCTGCTAAGATGTTAGACGATTTTAAAGATGTAAATAAAAACGCTATATTCAGAGAAGTCATGGATACAGAGCATATGGACTACTATGAGAACATGTTAGAGTACATGACCATGATGCAAAAAGGAGATTTTTCCCAAGTTAAATTAGAAGGTTTGACTAGAGGTATCTCAACAAACGAAGCTATAAGTCGTGCCTTTAACTTAGCAAGAGGTATGGTTAGTCCAACTTATGTGGCTGCAGAGTTTGCTGTTCGTATAGCTGAACAAGCAGGTATTAACTTGTTAGGTATGATAGCACAGGACAAACAAGCTGCAGGTATATTAGTTGATATATTTAAAGTAGGAGTCAAACCGTCTCCTAGAGACATAAGTACTTTTTCTACTAAGTTAACAAATTTTGTATTTATGCAACTAAGTAGAGCAGGCTTAAAGCCACCAGAGTTTATTCCTCAAAGTCAAGAGGAATTAGAAGAAGCAACAAAACAAATGAAACGTCAATTTATTAATAGAGGAGCTAACGAATAATGAAAACATACAATAACGGTCAACGCAAAGGCATGATGTACGGTGGTGGTGCTACCCCAAGAAAGCCTATGATGTATGGTGGCATGGCTACTAAAAAGAAAATGAACATGGGTGGACTTGCTGATCAAAACAGAAAGTCATCTGCAGGTCAAGCAGGCATGATGAACCCTACAGGCAACATGACAGAACAAAAAAAGTTCAGCATGGGTATGATGTATGGTGGTCAAGCTAAGTTAGACAAGAACAAAGATGGTAAAATATCTGGTAAAGACTTTAAGATGATGAGGAAGAAGTAGGCTTATCCCTTTGTCTAGATATCTTACGACCCTTAAAGAAAACAATTGTATTGATAGTGGTGTTGATAGTTATGGCAATGGTTAGCCATGCTTCCCACCACTCCATTACAAGAACCTACCTGACTTATCCATAACCTCTTGTGCTATTGATCTCAGGTATCTTATAAAGTCTCCCACCTTGTTTGTACCTTCGTACATAGGAAGACCCGTATTCATAGTCTTCTCAAACTCTTCAGGTTCTACTGCATCGTAGAGTATTTCCACATTCCCATCTTTATTAAGAAACGCTTCTAGTGAGAATAGTTTCGCTTTCACTTTTGATTTCATTGATCGGCTCTAACTTGCTTATCGGTAAATTATAACAATCGGTTCTGAATGTAAAACCGTTGCTTGGGTCAACTTGACCTTTCTTGTATCGGGTAGCTTTAGCATAGTATTCTTGTTTAGTAATGCTACCTAGTATCCAAGCCTTACTGAGATCAGTCAGTATCCTCACGAACACATAACTGTCACAGTCTTGCTTAGTACCATGTGATGCAACTGAGCAATCATAATTAGGCTGTGGCTTAGTATTACAACGTTTAGTCTTAACGTCAATTCGATTCCCATCTTTTACTAAATCATAGTTAAATGTGTTTGCTTCAGTTGCTCCAATGATATCAGCTACAATTATCTCGCCTATCGCACCTACTACGTTACTAGTGCCACCTGTAATACTTCCCTGCAGTATGCCTACAGAGGAAGCCTTTTCCCTCGCATGACGCATATAATCTTCGCTGATTGGTATCTCTATCATTAGCTTGAACTCAAGTCTACGACTTCGCAGGCATCTGCAGTACAAGCCAACTCACGAGAACCACTCGTATTATCTTCCTTTTCATACTTAGAAAACTTAGTCCAATCCAAAGCAGATGGTACACGACCACTCCACTCTAAATACTCTTCAGCTTCTATGTCCTGATAAGGAGCTTGTTGGTACGTGTGGTCAGAGAATGGTAAGAATGATACACCCGAAGCTATATCAAAGTTATCATACAACCACGAACCCACTTCCATCCATTCCTCTTCCTTTACAGAAATAGTTACAGACGGTTTGTGTTCGCACCAATTAAGTGCATAGAGTTTCCATAGTTCTAGTTGTTCTATTGCACTCATCTCAGTTCTAGTGATAGCACCACTAGGAGATTTCATAGGAAAAGAGAAGACCGTAACACTATCAGGTTTTGTGATATCAGCTTCAAACGGTATACCCTCTTCTTTCATAAATTGTGTAAGTGGGTCTTTGTTATCACCACGTACAGTTCTGACGTAGAATGGATTGTGTCTTGCATGGATACCTGATGCAGAATCAGTTAGCTGAGATACAGTACCACTTGGTTTTACACAAGTGATTGCAGTACTCGCAGGTATTCCTATCTTCTCTGCATACTCTCTGTTTGTATCCACTGCCACTTGCTTCATCTCTTGTAGCCATATCTTAGAGTCAGTCATTCTAGCTAACACGGGATGATCCATGATACCTGTTAATGAGACACCAAGCAATCTTTCTTCCTCAGTGTTTGTTCTCCATATCTTACGTAAGTATTTTAAATCTGTAAGAGTTGATTGGAATGTACCTAACATGGTAGCAACCCTGACCTTTGATCGCAACGCAATAAGATCATCATTCTCTCTTACGACAACTTCAGATAGATTACAGAATTGATAAGGTCGAAGTATAATCTCTGAGCAAGGATTAGTTCCCCACATGTGACCTGTCTGTCTTCTACCATTCTTAGCTACCTGCTCATCGGCAGCCTGTCTGTTGAACATACCTCTTTCACCTGACTTAGATTCATACAAAGCTAACCATTCTCTCATGTAGGTTTCCATACTAGGCTTGCCCTTGTAGGCTACAGAGTTGTTAGCCAATGCTCTTTGTCCTTGATTCTCCCACCATTGACCTGTCTTAGCGTGTGCCATCTGATCATCGTTTAGATTAGATAGGCTGATCAATGCAGATCGCCTTACACCACCTACGACAACAACCTCACCAACCTTACACATAATATCGTGACACTCAACGGGAAACAACTTTCTACCTGTTGCACTCTTGAATTTCTCTACGGTAAACTTAAATAAGTTAACGAGAGGATCAGCACCTGATGCCCTGCCACCCATAACTTTTAATCTTGCACCTGATGGTCGCACCTTAGATACATCCCATGACGGTATCATACCTGAATACAACAAAGCCACTAACTCTCTGTAAGCTTTTGCCCATCCTGCCTTACTATCTTCTACCTTGATAACAACATCAGACTCTTGCATGTTCTCACTAATGATAGGTAGCTTGTCTACATTCTCTCTTTCCACAGAGAAACCTACACCTGTGCCACACATAAGTATGTACATAGCTTCATCAAATGATCTTGGACTATCTACGGGTAGGTAGCTACAGTTGTAGCCACAAGTGTTATCTCTCTTAAGTGCTTCACCTGCAGTCATCATTGCTCTCATAGATGGCATCACATTTAAACTTGTGATGTAATCTTCCATGATCTCTTTATCAACTTTGTCTATCTTGTAGTTGTGTTTATCCATCAACGTATCAGACATAAAGTTAACATACCTGCTAACTGTCTCACCCCAATTTTCTCTTCTTCCCTCTTCTTCCATCCATCTAGCATACCTAGACTTATGTATAAATTCTTGATACGAGGTTGGTAACATATTCGATGCCATCTTAGTCTTCTCCTATTGTTTTAATTAATCTATTTAAATACCATTTTGCTTTCTCTAAATCTTCTACACCATTCTTGTATTTATATCTACATAAATATTTAAGAATGTTGCCCTGAAGATACGCTTCAAATCCACCACCTGTGACAGACTCTATCATGTCTATAGTCTCGATGCCTGACTTATTATAGTGGGCAGGACTATTGACCATGTCTTCTTTGTTTGTACCTGATAGGTACTTGGGTTCTTCTTCTTCTCTTAATCTCTTCATCATATACTCTATATGTCTCATCAATGTTCTTTGCCAAAGTCTACCTTAATTACATTTTCAGGCATGTCAAGTTTTTCTCCTGTTTCATCCTGATATTCTATTTGAAGTTCTTTGGCTGCAAAGTTAAATTCTATCTCAGACTCCCCACAACGAAACACTTCATCACCCCGTCTACGTAGCAAAGCCATGACACCCTCGTGCATGATTGATGCAACAGAATGATCTTCAAAGGTCTTGTACTCCTTGCCCGTTGTATCGTAGGCTACCAGATGGAATTGATCGTCTGGCAATTCAGATATGATAACATAGTACTTATCTTTCTCTAAGGTCATCATTGTATCCACGTCTTTCTTTTTCATTTCTTTAACCACTCCATAGGTATTGATCCTTCTGCCCATCTATAGCCATTCTTAAGACACCAATCGGCATAGGTAGTTTTACTTCCCTTGTAGATTTTATTCCTAGCGTTCATAAACACCATACGTATATCTAGCTTCTTGTGTTGTTGTTTAACCAAAGCCATCTTAACTCTATCTGCTTTGTCAAACTCACCTTTAGCTTCTATGTATATGTTTGTTTCAGGAATGTAAAAGTCAGGAGTGTAGGTACGTATCTTAGGCACAAATGTTATCTTGTGTTTCTCATACTCAAATTTTATTTTGTTATCTATAAGTTTCTTAGCCAACGCTAACTCAAACTTAGATCGATATCCTGCATTGTTCTTAGCCACTATGTTCTCCCCACTCGGATTTTCCAACTCAATGATTCTAGGCGTTTGTTTATGTATCCTGCCATCTTCGGGGATTGTTTTTCTATTATAGTGAGTTCGTCTAGCAGGGGATATATCGGCACACATAAAATTTTTCCGTAGTTAAGACTGTAGTTAATTGTTTGAAACTCGTTCTCTACCTTGACAATGTCTCTAGCTTCTGTCTCAGGAGTTACTGCACCATGCTCAGAGAAATTATCTCTAAGCGTTAAGGGTATACCTCTGTCGTGTTGTCTAAGGAATGTTATATCTCTACCACCACCAATACCTTTGTGAGACTCAATGTACAAATGATACAAATCTTCATTCAACTCAAGTAACTTAGTTTGATAGGTATGTAGGTAGATAGCTGACATCAGAGTTCTTTCTTTTTTAAAACATCGTACCATACTTTAGGTGGGGATTTAGCTTTAGATATTACCTTATCGTGTAACTGTGCCTTTGACCAACAGTGTGATCTGTATCCACACATGCCACATATCTTAGGTAGCGTCTTGTTACCCGTTCTTATGATCTCTCCCTTTACTTTGTACGTCTCAAACTCAGACTTAAATGGTTTTACAAAGTTGGGGTCGGGGTCTAATAATCTCTTTACTCTTCTCTCTGCATCTTTCATATACTCTTTTCGGTCTTCGTCTTGCCAATCAGGTGCTTCCACCATAGCAATCTCACCACTAGATTTGTTTACAACAATCCACCCACCAAACGGTAGACCCGTAGCTTCACCGTACAGATGCCCTTGCATTACATAACCAAAGGGATCATCTTCTTTTATCTTGTCGTAGCCACCATAACCCGTGTATTTAAATTTAAATGCCCATTCACTAGCCGACTTTACATCCCACACTTTATCTACACCAAGTTCATCCCTGACGATAAGATCAAGTGTACCCGTTACTGTGTGTCCACCAATGTCTAGCTTAACTGCCTTTTGTTTTTCTATTATCTCTACGTTTGCTTGTTCCATGATAAGTACAATGACGGATTCAACCAAGTCACCAAACATAAATCGAAACAAAGCATTGTAGTCCATGTCTTCTTTGATACCCTGTCTATCTAGCAACTGTTGACACAGAGGTCTACCTAGTCCTGACATACGGATACTGAACTTACGTTCTTTATTTAGTTGTCTATCTACAGACTCTTCACACTCTTTTGCAAAGTCTTTAATGGCACTAGGGGAGATCGTGACTTCCCCCCTAGTTGCTTTTTGCATGTAGTCTTGGATTTTAAGCAGATTTAGCATCAAAGTCAGCCGATAAGTCTTGTTCCTCACTAGGAGAAATGAGTTTCAAAGCTTCTCTGTGCTGATTGAGAACGTTCTCGTTGTGAGCCTTTACGGTTTCACTGAAGTTTTTCATCAATGCCTTATCTGTATCCGAGACTTGTACTTCCGAATGGAGAGTCGGAACGGGTACATAGTAAGTAACTGAACCTGACTTGATCCTGCTGGTCGCTAACTTAATAACAACTTTCTGCATGATCTTCTTCTGTCTAGTTAAGCTATCTATGAATTCTCTGATAGGTTTAAAGCCTGATCGCTTGAAGTAGGATATGAAAGGCTTGTCCTTTATGTCTACCTTTGTGCCATCAGCTTTAGTGAAGTCACCACTTACCTGCCCATATATAACTTGGTTACATACTGCAGAACGTGACTTGATCTTAAGTGGGTCGTCATCGGAAAGAGTTTCTTCTTCCTTTGCCGACAGTCTACCACACTTGTTACCTGCCAATGTGTCAGGAAACTCTCCTGATAAGGTAGGCTTCTGTACTGACTTGCAAGAGAAAGTTCCCTGCTCCATATCATACACACTCCACTCGAAAGTACGTAGGATAGGTCTAATCAATACATCCTTAGCGTAGATAAACTCGCCATCCAAGAACATCTTCCACGAACCACGTGTCAAGGCAGTACCATCGTCTGTCTCTGTGTCATAGTTAATGTTCAATCTTGGTAGTCCAACGTTGGATGTTGCCTTAGCTTGTCCTGTTAGTTCCATAAAAGTAGCAGTATCATCATCATTAAAAGCTGATACTAACTGATCCATTTCATTTCCAATTGTCATTTCATTTGATTCCATTTTGTTTCCTTTAAGTTTATTTAAAATGTAACTAACCTTACTATTGTATTTCTTTCAAGTCAAGCCAATTATTTCCTATTTTTAATTCTATTCCTATTGGCATGTCGTATTCTAAGCCATACCTAGCTTTCGAGCCATCAGAAATAGATAACATAGCTTCAGATAACACCTTGATACACTGATCTTTTTCGTCAGGATGTACATCAAGTACGATTGAATCGTGTACTGTGTTGCATATCACTGACTGCATTTTATTTTTTTGCATCACCTTATGTAATTCTACCAACGCAATAGGTAGCAAGTCGGCAGTAGCAAATCCCTGTACGGGGTAGTTACAGATAGCAGTTCTGTTTGTCGCTGCACCCCAATCAGTCCACTTAGCATCGGGGAAAGAATAGACACGACCTGATGGTAACTTGATCTCTTTAGTCTTGACTGCTTCCTTTTCGAGTTCCTTGTGCCATTCAGTAACTTTCTCATACTTCTCTTTAAACGCTGTGTAGTAGGCTTGTTGTGCTGGAGTACCACTTACCCCACCGTAGAGAGGTTTGAACGTGTGTGCCTTTGCATCCTGCCTTGAACAGCCTATTATAGATGCAGTGTAGTTGTGAACGTCAGTTCCATCTAATACATCCTTGTAGGCTTGTGGGTCTTTAGATAAGAACCCTGCAACCCTGAACTCCAACTGAGAGTAGTCACCCTCAAGTATGTAGCCACCTTTAAATCTACTCTCGACTATCTTACGTATAGCAAAGGTAGAACCACGTGGCATGTTTTGGAAGTTAGGATTACGACTAGATAGTCTGCCCGTTGCAGTAACACACTGCATGAACTCAGGATGTACAAAGTTATCATCGTCAACATTGTTCTTCATACCTTCAACAAAAGTAGATAGGTAGGTACGAATAGCATTGTATCTAGAGTAGGCTACACAAAACTCACGTGCTTCACCACTAAGTTCAAGTGATCTTTCTTCTAAGGTTACCTTGTCAGTCTTAAACCCTGCAGATGCAGTATCTTTTGGATTACGAGGTACAATCTTAAACCCTGCCACATCATTAGTATTCATATACCTAGTACCCTTGCCCTTGCATGGCTTACATATTCGTAATACTTTACTTGGCTCTCCATTCTTATTGACGGGTCTGACCTTGCCATGACCTAGACAACCTGCACATTGTTGACCTACAGTTTTGTATATGATGTCAGTCATGTTCCTTACGTTACGAATGAAATCATTCTTCTTCATACGTCTACGTAGCTTAGGTTTGATTGTGTTACCTCTCATCTCGTGACCTAGATTAAATGTCATAGACCACAAAGGTTTGTCTTTTACTTTACGTGAATATAAAAGAACACTCCTATCATCTGGACTAGATAGATTAATAGGAGTATCACCCATTGCTTGTCTAGCCATCGACTGCAGTTTTGTTTCCAGATAGGATAATTCCTCATTATATTCTTTTTCAATTTCATCAAGGGTATCCAAGTTTATCTTAAGTCCGTTCATCTCAATGTGAGTAAGAACGTTTGTCATTTCAAGCGAAAGCTTGAGTGTTGGTACTAATGTCATTAAATAGTTCTCCAAATGTTGTGCCAAAGGCTTCAAGTTGTTTTACTGCCACTTCTTCTGTAGCAAGTACGTCTGCTATACCATACTCTTTTACTATATCATAGGGTATATCATAAAATGTTTTACCATCTTTTAGATAAGGTGCAACTAAATCTTTTTCTTTTTGTGTAACACCATATCGTTTTGCAAGAGAGTCAAGACTAAGTGACCACCTCTTTGCCTTAGCTAAGATATACTCAGCCACCATCGTATCGTAGACATTACCCTCGTAGGTAAAGCCACATGCTCTTAACCACGTAAGATCAAACTTAAAGTTCTGTCCTACTATTACATCTGCACTGTTTAAAGTGTCCTGCATATTTCCGAACCAACCATCTTCTACAAATGCCCGATTGTCAGAGTGGGATACAAAGTCGTAGCCTACCTCATCTTCACCTAACCACTTGTACCCAATTGATACAAGAGTGTTACCAAAGTAAGGTAGGGCAGTTGTACCTCCTGATTCTTTTTTCTTGTGAGTTGTCTCCACATCTAACGTAAGTATATTCATTTCTATTTATCCTTAAAAGTTTCTATCATGTGACAGTTTGCACAAAGAATTCTACACTTCCTTACTTCTAACATCAAAACTTTTAAACTATAGCTTTTCATACTAGATATACTCTTGTGTTTATTTTTAAGATGATCAAACTGTAACCCTAGTGGATGTTCCTTGTACCCACATATCTGACAACCACACTTCATTTTTATGTAGTCTAGCCACTTTTTTCTGATTCTCCTAATCCTTGTTGTTCTGTCTCTTCTTTCTTGTTTCGTTTTATGGAACTGATCAGATGATCTCCAATCCTCCCCATCCTTAGACTTTACATTGTATGACCAAAACATGCGACCATCTACACCAATGTCACCATGTTTAAATGTCAATAGTAGATACCCCTATGTACATCTATCTGAGCATTGATCATACCATGCCACCCATTGTTTTTATTTTTAGATATACAGATGTGTCTTACGATGTTATCAATTTCACTTGATCCCGTTTTGCCTATGCCTATGATTACGTCAGCTTCACCTGCCTTGCCCGTTCTAGAATTGTCAAGCATAGAGTAGTCAATAAATTGACGATCATGTGCATCGTAACTTGCCTGACTAACTGCCCACATAAGTAGTTGATTTCGCTTAGCAATTTCTCTTGCAGCCACGTAGGTTTCCTTTAGTCTTTCGTCACCACGATTATACTGACCACCAATTCTAAACTTATCTAACTGATCACAAAACATAACGTCAGGTTTATTTAACTTGGCATACTCATCAACCTCTTCAATAGATGTACCAACAGAGTCTGCAATCTTAAGGTAGGGAGCAATCTCATTACGATATCGTTCTACTAACTGATCTTTGTTTCTTATCATTTCTTCTGTTGTTATCTCAAAGTAAGACTGTATGACCCTGAGTTTAATCTTCCTAGCAGGTTCTTCGTTTGCCCAATAGACTACCTTAAACTTTCTTTTCAGGTAAGAAGATAACAAGAAAGAACAAAAGGTAGTCTTACCAACTTCAGGTCTAGCAAATATAATACCTAAGTTTCCCCTATCCATACCCTTGAGGTTTTCTTGGATAAGGTTGAAGTCGAAAGGGAAATCAGATTCTCCATCAACATCTTCTAGCAACTGAGACAAATCATCTTCTACCATAGTGTAGGTAGTCTTGTCACTCATACGACCATCCTCAACTACATCAATTAGTCGTCTCAGTTCGCCAAACTCTTCATTCTCACCTGTGAATATCTCAAGTGCTTTCTCACCTATCTGCCTTGCTCTATCTCTAAGCCACAGATTGTTGACCAAGTCTAGGTGGAGTTCGTCATTACCTGACACAGTATCTTCTAGTTCAGATATAACTTCTTGTACTCTGTTCCTAGCTGAGTCAGGCATGGCAGGATTTCTGTCGTTAAAGACTCCTGCAAGTTCAGACTTA